TATTTATACACTCGGGCTGATAGAGTTTCATACAATCCGAGTGGGTCTTGAGAAGAATGTAGCTGAAGCCATCGCTTTTTCAACATCATCTCAAATAAACATAAAGTCTCTATCTCAATTATATCAGAATGATATAAGTCGTATAAAAAAGTATTTCTTGCTTTGAATAAATCTGTAAAAGTCCAATCTTTTGTTTCAGCTTGGTCAAGTATAGTCTTACAATCTTCTGAAAAAAGATAACTTATAGACTCAAAGCGACCTTTCCAATCAGTATAAACATTTTCTTTCATTTCAGTTGGCCAGGTTCGTTCTTTCAAAAAGTTAGATGTATAGAAACCAATTAAGTCATTGATATTAGGGTATGTTCGTGCTAACTTTTCAAAAAAGTATTTCTCTTTCTTCATTTCAAAAGAACTAGGACTTACATTTGTTTTAAAGTTATACTTGACTGCATTAAAGTCAGTATTGAAATGTAGTCTTATTGCATTATATAATCTGTATGCTTCAAATCCGTTCATATATCTAATTCTTTCAGTTTATCTCTATCAGAGATTTGGTACATTTTCCATTTTGTTTTTCTCTTTAATAAATCGCAGGGTGCGTAAGATAAAAAGTCTATTGCGTAAACCTTATCTGTTATTTCTTCTACTATAAAGTTAAAAGTATTATAGTCGACAAAAGTCCAATCACCTTTTTTCTCGACTACTTCTTTGTAAACAATATCTTTAAAGGGTTTTACTAAAGTACCAAATGGAACACCTTTAATAAATTCCTGTTGCAAAGTAACTTCTGTTTCATTGTCTCGCGTCCATTCAAAGTCTGGTAAGAATACATCTCCAAAGTTTTCATTCTTTAGTCTTTTATAAATTTCTTCTATTCCATCTGCATGCTCTTTTGTTTCGCAGATAGTTTTCTTACTTAATAAAAATTTATGTTTGCAAGAAAAGGATTTAAAGTCTACATTTGAATTATGTTCCACGCTTCCTCTAAAATAATGTTGATGTATTTGATTTAACAATGTTACGTCGAGTTGCCTCGACTTCTAATTTATTTTTAAGTGGTCCTTTCTTAATAAGTTTAGCCACATCTTCTGGTTCGAGTTCTTTTTGTTCACATATCTCAATGATTGCTTCTGTGTAACTCATATTGTCTTTTCTCACTAAAAACTCTACTAACTCTATGAGCTCTACCAAAGTTAACTTTGTTTTGATTGTTGGTTTTTGTTTTGCCATGGTTTCCTTATTTTGCATATATAATTAATGTATGTTCATTGATTCGACCATTCGGAACTCCAACTTTAGATTTGGTTGATTCTTTAACTGAATCAAATCCTTTGACCACATCTTTCTTTTTCAATTGTTTGAATAAATCATCAGTCGCATTTTGACGAACTGTAAAAATGTAACTCTTTGATTCATCAAAGTCTTTTATCGAAGTACCTTTAACCGATAATCCATTTCGAGTAAGAGCTTGATACTTTGCAAACTTTCGAGTCTTTACATTATATGTATAGACATTCATTGCTCCACAGATTCGAACTGGTGGTACTGACTTCTTATCATCTGACTCTTTAAGATATTGAAGTTTCTCAACCTGTTTAATCGCAGGCTTCACTTTCTTCACTCGAACAACAGCCTTCTTGTTAGCAACTTCATATTTCTCGACATCTGCTTTCATCTTTTCAAAAGTCTTAATCCACTTATTAAGTTGAACCTTTGTTAAGAATGAATATGCCTCAACGCATTGGTCACATTCACCAGTCTTTGCATCATAGAAGTCTACCAAATAGTTATCTAACCAATCAGTAACAAACTTACAACCTTTGGCGGGAATATTCGCTGCACCCATAAGTTGAGATAGATTTAATGGAGCGACATTAGCATAGTCTTCTACCCATTCGTCTAATGCCCAATCAATATGACATATCACTTCAGAGTAAACTTTTTCTTCAAGTCGTTTCATTGGTGGAATGACAACCTTTTTAACTTCAGGCAATTCTTTATCATACTTTATCGTTTCTTTATGCATGTCGACATATCGAATTGTTGCAGCAATCTTATCATCTACAAACTCATGCATCTTCATTCCATTTGTTGTAACTATATCTGGCATTCCCATTAATAACATTCGAGCGACTTTACCTTCGGTTGACAATGGAACATCTTTATTCACATTCCGAACCTTTTTGATATCATCAGCTTTCCACTTATCGTGATAAGTTGCCATGTATTCCATTAGGATTTTAACAAAGTCATCTCGGTCGAGATAATAAGTATAAAAATTAAATCCTCGAAGCATTCGGTCATTGACCTGCTCTGGTGATAATGTTTCAGCGTCTGACCAATCTGGCTCTTGACCAGTATGTTTATCGTCATACGCATTTACCATTCCGTTCTTATTAAACTTTCTTCCTTTACTCATAATATTATATACCTTATCATATCTTGTTAAAAATGTCAATCATAAATTTTACCTTCAGCATTATCGAACTGATGTTCTTCAGCTTCTTCGAATAATGCATTAAGTTCATGTAGCTCAACGCATCCGCCTTTACCGGTTTCTGCTCGAGTTACAAAGTAACCAAACTTTTGGTGAAAGTCAATCATTCTTGAAATTAGTTGTCGAGCTGGCCAATAAGGTGTAATGTCAAGATGTTCTCTATTTCCATCTGGCTTAGTAACTTCTACCCATGCCTTCTTATTATCTTCCTCTACTTCAACTTCAATGTCTACTTTGTAGTCACCATACATATATGTTTCATCTACCATTTGTCCGTCCAATCTTCTTCGTCATTTAAATCTTTAAACCAATCGTCCATTGTTGGCCACACCACCATAATAGTGAATGCTATAATTAATCCTATGCCAAATAAAATTTGCATTAGCTTTCCTCTCCCGGCAATATCTTAGACCAATCGTCAACATTATAACCTTCGGTCATCAATAGGTTTTTCACATCTTGTTTATCTTTAAATCCATAAACTTGGTCGCCAGAATCTCTCCACTCAGGTATTTTCTCAAACTTACCATTTACCATATAAGCTACTTCAAACTGAGTGTAAGGTCCAGTTTCTGTTTTCGGATAACAATAGTGATAAGGTCCTGCTTGAATTGAAAGTACCCCATCTCTAAAAGGAACGGGTGAGTTATATTTAATATCTGTCAGCATCTGATTCTACAGTTAAAGTTAATAAAATAATTGAACAATGAATAATTGTCAAAGAAGCAGATTTATCTACCCCTAGTATAATGGTATTCATTAATAAAGCGATACCATTTAACGCTATAATTATATTTCTAATAAT